ATGCCTTGAAGCTCGGCGAGTTTCTTCCCGAGCATGTCGAAAGCAGCGGCCTCAGCCAGGACGATCGCGGCCATGTCCATAGTGGAGAGGCGCAACTGACCCATGCCGCTCGTGAAGGTGCGGACACCCTCGGCGGCGCCCTTGAAGCCACCGCCGGCGCGGTCAGCAGCCTGACGCGCGTAACCGAGAGCCTCCGCAGCGGCCGACCCGGCGTCACGGACCGTTTGCAGCGCAGACGTGACAGTGCCCATAGCGCCATTGATCGGCCCCCGCAGCGCGACATAGCCAGCCACAGCCGCAAGCGCGGCTTGCACGGGACCGGGGAGGCTGGCCCACGCATTCGCCACCGCCACGACAACCGGCACACCTTCGCGGAGTGCAGAGGTGATGCCGGTGAGCGCCGGGAGGAGAGCCTGTCCCAGCGCAGCCTTGGCGTTCTCCCATTCCGCGGTGAGTCGCTGCTGCTGCCCTTGGAGCGTGTTCGCCTCCGACGCGAACCGGCCCGCATAGGCAGACGTCTGGTCCATGATGAGGTTCACGCGCTCCTGAGCCTTGGCCTGCTCGAGCGCGGAGCCCTTCAGCTTGTCGAGCCCCTTCGCGGCCAGGGCTGCGTTGACGGCAGCCTCGTTGAGCTTGACGCCGTACTTCTCGATCGGGTTGTACTCGCCCTTGAGTGCCGAGTTGAACGCCTCGACCGCGTCTTTGGCTGTGCCGCCAAACGTCGCGGAAACGTCAGCGGCCCGCCGTGTGAGAACTAGCGTCTGGTCGGCGAAGTCTTTGATGCCCGAGTTCTTGAGCAGCGCACCCGTGACCGTGGCGAGCTCGTTAAAAGCGTTGCGAGACAGGCCGACACTGTCAGCGGCACTCGTCCCAAAATCGTGAACCTGCCGAGCCGCCGACCCGAACACCGCATCGACGCCACCGACCGACTGCTCGAGGTCGCCAGCGGCACGGACCGTGTCGCGCATGAACGCCACAAGCGCTGTCCCTGCCACAGCAGCAGCGCCGACCGCCACACCCTTCAGCGCGGCAGACGAGCCCGTAAGCGCCGACTCCATCCCCTTCGACTTGGCAGAGGTGCCGTCAATGTCCTTGCCGAGCTTCGCCGTCGCCGATGACGCCTCACTCATCCCCTTGACAAGGGGACCGCTGACAGCGACGAGGGTTACCTTGACCGTCTGGTTGGAACCGGCCACGGGGCGCACCCCCTTTCGGTATGGTTGCTGACATGGACCGGATACCGGAGCGCTACCAGTGGCTGGGCCTAATGCTGGTCGGGCTCGCGTGGATCGTTCTGTGCGAGGTGCTCCCAGATCCTGGCCTCTTGACGAAGCTGATCGGGTGGGCCGTGTCGGGCGTCGGCCTCGCAGGGTGGCTCTACGTCGAGTCCAAGAACCTCGGCAAGGCCAAGGGAGACCGGCGCTAGTCCGGTAGTTCGGCTCGGAATGTGAGCGCCTGCGGATGCTTCACATCGTCACCCTGGTACTGCTTCTGACGTTTCGCCACGGCCGTACAGGCGTGACAACGGGCGGGCGCCGGCGCCTGCCACGCCCGCTCCAACTTCGGGTCGTGAGAAAGCCACGTCGGATGCCCACAACCAGAGCAGCGCGCCCGGTCCAACATCTCCACCGCCTGAGCCAACGCCCAATCACGCGGAGACCACGCGTCACCCGGCAATCGGGAACCGCGTGCCACCGACAGCGGCAGTCCCATCCGGGCCGCCGCTGCCACCTCGAGAGCTACGTCTCGGTTCCGAGAATGTGCGAGGCATTGCGCGAGAAAGGGACCGACCACTGGCCGCCGGCCGCCCGAGAAGCCGCGGCGTCGATCGTGAGGTCGAATGTCTGTGCGCCGACGGCATCGCGGAGAGAGGCGAAGTCCTCCCATGTCATCGCGTCGGCATACGCCGCACCATCAGGGCCGGTGACCTTGCGGCACATCGCGGCGATCGCTCGCAGGTTCACCTCGTCGGGATTGTCCCGACCCCTCATGTCCTGCCGGATCTGGTCACGCTCGCCAGCGGTCAACGACTCGAACGTGAACGTGAGCGCCGAGGCAGCCATCTCGGCCCGTAGCGACTCCACCTTGGCCGCTGCCACACGAAGGGGCGACTGCGCACCCATCCGCGTCGGCTTCGCGTCGGCCGCGACCGATTCGAGCTCGGCCTCGGCGGCCTCGATCTGCTCCCGCAATCCCTGCTTGAGAGGTACAGTCACGGTCGCTGTCGGACGGGACGCCTCCGCGAGCAGGGCACGCAAGTCAGGGATGTCGGGCACGCTGTCACTCATCGGAGACGCCCCCGGCGATTGAAACTCCACCCTCGCACCGGATTCGTAGGTGGCACAAGGTGCCGTCGAGGTCATGCTCGAACGTGACCCCGGCCAGGACCCACGGGGCCAGGTCGAACGATGGAAGCACCCCGTTCGAGTCGGACAGGATGATGGTCCGGCCGTCCCTCGCGATAGAGATTCGCGGCGCGGGGCTGTAGGGGGTGGTTGGGGATGACATGGCGCGACTTCCTTTCGGCTGATCGGCTGATGGATGGCTGAAGGAGGTGGGGGGCGCGCCTCAGCCGGGGACCCGCCCCCCACCAGTCAATGGAAGGTCAGGTGACGATCGCCTTGTCCGTGGCGACGGTGCCGGTCACGAGGACACCGGACTTGGCCTTGAGTTCCGAGTTGGCCTCCGAGCGGAGCTTCACCGGGCCGTAGGAGATCTCCACCGGCCACACGTCGACCTTGTCGCCGACCGCCCATGCCGTGTCGACGTGCTTGCCCCACCGGACCACCAGGTAGCCCTTCGCGCCCTGCACGAGCGCGGCGTACGCCTTGTTGATGGCGGCCGTCGTGAGCCCCTGCGGGTCGTAGGCGTAGATCAGGTCCTCGATGGTCAGAGTGACCGTGCCGCCGCGCTGCTGCACCTGCTTGGAGCACATGCGACGCACCACGCCCACCTCGGCAGAGGCGTCCGGGGAGAAGGTCTCCGTCAGGAGGCACTCCAGCGTGACGGACGGGGCGGCGTTGATCTCGGTCGCGAGCTTCGGCGCGTTCACGTCGGTGATCGTCGGGACCCACTTGACGGAGACCGTCTCGTCGGACGCGACGCCGGTGATGATGGTAGGCAAAGGTCAGCCCTCCTGGGCGTCAGAGGCGGAAGCCTCGGGGTGGATGTGGTCGGCTGATGCCGCGCCCTTGGGGACGCGGAGTTTGGTGGGGAGAGGCAGACCGTCATTGCCGGTCGCTGGCTTCGGCAGCGGCTTCACGCCGGCAGCCTCCGCGAGGGACGCTGGGATCGAGATCTCGGCACCGTTCTCGGCGCGCACGCGGACGAATTCAGGCATGGCAAGGGACCCCTTTCGCGGGGGTGGGCATGGTGGGGAGCGGGCGTTAGATCAGGGGCGTGCGGACCGCGTACTGGACCGCAGCAACGAACGTCGAGTCCGGCAGCGACTCGTCCCGGAACGCATCCGACGATGCCGCGAACCGCAGCCGCCAGGGACCTGCCGCTGGGCGGAAGTCACGCAATGCAGCACGCGCCATCGACGACCCCACGTCCGCGGTGCGAGCCGCCTTGAACGGATCCGCGTGTCGCGCCACCGACAGCACACGCACCGTCCACATGACGTGATCCGTCGTGTCCGTCATCCGCTGCCCAGCCTCATCCGAAGGCGTCGCACGCAACAGCAGATAGGCCGTCGGGAGCGGGCCATCAGGGACCGCAAGTTCGTAGACGGCACGCGACGGGACCTGAGTCCTCAACCGGCCGGCAACGTCCTCGACGAGCGTCATTTCATCGCCTCCCCGGCCACCTTCGCCGCCCACCGCATGAAGTTCGGAACCTCAGAGGCGAGCGGGGCCATGATGTCCATGACCGGCGCATTGTTGACCGACCCGAACGCGGCAATATTGGCCAAGTTGCCCTGGCCACGCTTGTCGAAACCAACCGTTACCTTCACCTCGGCCGGGGACGACTCCACGTCGTACGACACCGCACCAGACAGTCCGGGCAGGTGGCCGTGTCCTGACGCGGCACGCTTCATGTCGCGCTTCATGTTCACGCCGGCCTTGTTGGCTACCGGCACGATCGCCGCCATCGCCTTCGGGGGAGCAGCGCGGAACCGGGCCGCGAGCGCGTGAACCTCCGACGTGTCCCACTCAGGCATCACGAGTCACCAGACGACACGGGAGGCGGCGGGCGGTCGCATTCGTCTGCACGTGCAGGCCCGTCACCGCCAACTCGAGGTCAACGAGGGCGGCGTCATTCGCGGCCGAGGTGATCCGCACGACGTCGCCGTCACTCACGCCCTCCGACCCGGCCACGGGCAGGTGCACGTACACCAGGTCAGAAGACCATGCGGCCTCACCAGCATCGGCCTGCTGCGGGTTGGGCAGCATGTTCCGCACCCTGCACGGACCGGAGTAGATGACGGTGGGAGCGTCGTCGGTGTAGAGGCCCGTCGACGGGTTCCAGACGCCGTTACCAGTGAGGCGTTCCACGGTGCACGTGTCGACCATCATCGACTCGGCGTGGGCGCGCAGTTCTGGCAGGGTCGCCGCGATGGCGTCCGCGAGGCTCACGGGAAGTCACTGAGGGTCGAGGTGATGGGCGGGGTGCTGACCGCCCACTGCACGTCGTCGGCATCGAACCCGGGGCGGGTCGAGTAGAAGCTCGAGCCCGTCACTGGGTTGAGCAGCGCCCACCATTCGTCGGAGATGTCTGAGGTCTGCACGCCCGTCTCGAAGCGGCGAGTCAGCGACCCGTCGTCGACTGACACGGTCTCACTGGACACGCGCGAGTCGCCGCGACGAATCTTGGCGACCACAGCCTCGGCCTCCACGTACCGGAGCACGTCTTGGTCGAGCGCGGACACGTCGCCCAGGCGGGACTGGATCAGAATCTCCACGCCCGAGAGCCACCACTCGATTTGGCGCAGTTCGGCATCCGAGGAGACGGGGCGACCAATCGCCGTTTCGACGTCTTCCACCGTTGCAGCGGTCATGGTCGCCCCACCTCCTCAGTGCTCAGTTGATCCGACGATCAGGAGGCGTCGGTGTAGGCGACGAACGCGCCGAGCGCGTCCGACTTCACGAAGCCGTAGTACGCCTCGACGAGCAGGAGCACGAGGTTCTCCTGGAACGCGGAGTGCGTGGCGCCGTTCTCGTCCACGTAGGAGGCCGAGTCGGACACCTTGATGGTGATGTCCATGCCGACGCCGTAGGCGCACTGGGACCAGTCGCCACCGATGGCGCGCAGCTTGGTGTCCTGCACGGGCGACTCGGTGATCGTGGCCTGCGATGCGGCGGCGGTGCCGCCGGTCAGGGCGGTCTGGTTGACGCTGAGCGGGCCGGAGGCACCGCCGACCACGTTGAGCGTGAAGGTGAACGGGCCGGGGGCGGTGCCGGTGACGGTCGCAGCGGCCAGTCCCGGCAGGAGCCGGACGGCGGTCTGGATGGTGCCGGCGGCGGCGTTGAACGCCAGCGGGGTCGTGGTGTTGCCACCGTAGGTGATGGTGAACGTGCCACCCGTGGGGGTGCCGACGAGGGTCACGACCTGCACCCGGCCGCCCTGGCGACGGTAGTCGCCGGAGACGCCACGGTTGTAGTACGCCGGGTAGCCGATGAGCGACCCGCCGTTGCCGTTCAGGCCCGCGGTGGGACCGTCGACCCACAGCGGCTTACCCGTGGTGTCGGTGTTGAGCTTCAGCGTGGGCCGCAGGCGCGGGTCCGCGGCGAAGCCGGTGAAGTCGAAGCCGGCGTCGACGACGGCCTTCTCACCGTTCACGAGGTCGGTGAACATGCCGCCCGTGGCCTGCGTGGCCGTGCCGAGCTCGACCGAGGTCACGCCCTTCTTGAGGTAGTCGGCGAACGGCCCGGCGCCACCCGTGCGGAGGTCGAGGCCGTGGATCGCGGCGTAGTCGAACGCACGCGCGATGGCGGTCGGGAGATCCTGGCGAAGCTGCGCGTACAGCCCGGCCGCGTTGGTCATGGCGATCTCCTGCGAGACCGGCACGAGGAGGGCGACCTTCTTGCCGACCATCGTCTTGATGCCGACCTGACCGTTGCCGACCGGCTTGACGCCG